TTACTCAATTTCAGGTACTTCGCCATCATCGCCGTGGTCTTGCCGTAGCCGAACCGGCCCCCCAGCACATTCGCCCCCACGATAGGCAGCTGGGTGAAGTTGATCAGCGCGGTCTTCATCGACGTCAGCATCATGAAGAACGACGCCTGCGTACCTACGTCCGCCACCTTATCGAGGAAGGAGTAGTCGTCCTGACTCTTGGGTTCGATCTCGGCCCTCGCACGCGCTTCCATACGGTCTAGGAATGGCTCTATCTGGGACTGGTCCGGGTTGCCTTTCAGCGTCCCCCTCATCTGCGAGATAGCGTTCCGTATCTCCCCCGAGTACTCCAACCGCGCCAGCTGGTACGAAGAGGCATGGACGTGCTTGAGGAACGCCCTCCGGGCGTCCGGGTTGAAGCCCCCGGTGCCCTTGCGGGGGAGGAACTTTTTCCGCATATCGGAGTCTGGCAGCGTCAGGAGGAACATCTCGTACACGTCCTCCTTCATTTTTTTGACGGCAGCTGCGTCCAAGGTCCCCCCGGACTTGTCTAGGTGGGCAAGGATATCCTTGAGGAGCCCCGGGGCCTCGGTGAGCTGCTTCTTCTTCTCTCCTGCGTTATTTATGACCTTGAGGTCGTCGTTCGCGATCATATCGCGCGTGTTCGTACCCATAGACTTCGCGTAATCAGCCATGGCTATGTTGCGCGCCGCAACGGTCTCGCGAAAGACAGCTACCCGGTCGGGCCCCTTACCATGGGTGAACCCGTACTGCCCGTCGCGCGACAGCGGGAAGTAAGGAGCTATCTGCCGAACCTCTTGGAACTTCTCCTGCAGCTTGCTCATAATTATATCCTTGGCGGATTGGGAGGCGGCGGAGCCGTTGATTATCGCCTTTAGCAGGCGCTCCTGCGCGTCGAGGGTAGCAATGTAGCTGTCCCGGACTTCCTTGTAGATAGCATGGCCGTTGTACACACCCTTGCCGTACTTACCGGCCTCATTCCAGAACTCGTACACATCCTTCACTTCGTCCATACGGCCCGGTTTATGGCCGATCACGCCGGATGCCGCCTGCTCCTTGGCGAGGAACGCCGCCGCATTGGGGGCCGTGGAAGGGTCTACACTGTACAGCGTGCTGAAGTTCATCGCGTTCCAGAGGGCCTGCTGAGCCGCTGTACCAAGGCTGTCGTACTGCTCCCACCGTTCGGAAGTCTTCATGCCGATTTTCATCAGCCTCCCGCGCTCCACGATGAGCGCTTGGACTTTACGGTCCAAGGCTGCGGCCTCGTCGTAGACTATAGCCGGGGTGTACTTCTTTATAAGCCGGAGGATATCCCGCGTAGGCAGGGCCTGCAGGAGGAGCTTCTTACCGTCCATCTTCAACCCCGGCCACAGGGTATCGGCCAGCTCGTAAGCATCCTTAAAACTCCGGATGCTCTTGATTTTATCCAGAGTCGTCGCGGTCGCAAGACTGCTGGAAGCCATCAGCTGGGCGGTACGCTGAGATACGCTGGCCTGTGGCGCGCCGCTTGTATTTTGCGGGCCTCTCTCCCGCCCAGCAAATTCCCCCTCGGCAATGCTACCAAACACCTTGGCCGCGTCGGTGCGCTCGAACAACTCGCTCGCACTGTTAAACCCAGCGCCGCGCAGCGCATTGCCCAGCGCCCCAAGGAACGCGAGGACGCGCGCGAAAGCTGCCTTGATGACGCCCTTCTGCTCTTTTCCCGCCATCCACTTGCCGAACATGTCGGCTATGGCTTCCTCGACTTGTTTATCTTTGCTCAGTTCAGAGTAACGAAAGGCAATACCGGCCATGAGGGATTTGTTCGCTCGGGCAGCGTTCTCAAGCGTGGCCCACTCGGACGGTGTGAACAGGCCCGCGCCCTTTAGCGCGTGGATTATTTCGTGGTTAAGGGTGAACACGCCGCTTCGGGCTGCCCTCAATGCGACAGCAATTGTGTTCATCCAATAAACGCCGTCTACTTTGTAGGCACCGGGACGGGGGGAGAAAGAAACGCTTTTACCGTCTACATAGACCGAGTCCTCAAGGCGCAGATCGACGCTCGACAGCCCAACCTTGTCCAACGCAGCGCGCAGAGCGGCATAAAGCGCCGGACTTTCTGAATCCCGCACCCGCACCCGGGGTGCGCCAGTGCTCTTCGACATAAGCGTAGTTTTAGTTTCCCCCCGGTTGTACACCGTGGGGCCTAGCGCTGCGTCTCGCTCAGCTGCTCCCTTTGCTTGCTCCTCGGCAACACGGCGGTCCGCTGCAGCGCGATCCGCTTCGGCGACGGTCTTGAATGTCCGCCCTTTCGTCTGCTTACGCTTGGCCGGTGCGCCCACCGTCTTTGTGGGGGTTACGTCCCAACCCTTGCCGCGCTTTTTTACTACCCCGGCAGCCTCCATCCGCGTGACGAGGTCGCGGGCGGCGCGGACCGGGACGGCTAGGCTCTGAGCCAGACCCGTAACATTAACTTTACCCGCCTCGCGGACGACACCGACAGCACGGGAGAAGAACGCCGGGGACCGCGTCTCATGCGGGGCCGGAGCAAAGGTGTCCTCAACCAGCTTAGGGTCGTTCTTTGCCGCCTCGGCGGCATAGTCCTCTCGGGTCGCTATATCCTCGAGCGCCTCTAGGTGCTCCAGCGCTTCCTGAAAATTGCCGCGATCCGCTGCACGCTGGGCATCGCGCAGTGCCCACTGGATATTGTTCCCTACGGGGGATGCTTTCTGATCCGCTGCGCTAGCCGCAGCCTGCTCCTCCGTCTCTTCTGCTACCCGGGCCGCGTAGGGCTGGCTCTTCAGGGCAGTCTTCACCGAAGCAATAGTCTTCTGGATAGCAGGGAGCATATCGGTCTTAACGAGCGCCGGGGCCTCTTGAGAGGGTAGGTTCGGCACGGTAGAGACGAAGGTGTTATGCAGGTTCTGCAGGTTACCGATATCGCTTAGCGCTGCTTCCATATCCCCCACGTTGGGGGTCACCGTCATGTCCGCCCCTGCGGAGATGTTGAAGCCATCTGAGGTGGGTGCCTCGTCTATAACGGGCAGAGGATCGGCGGAAGCAGAAGAGACAACAGGCGTAGGCAGAGCCGCTTGGCCGAAGTCTAGCCCCCCCTGCGTAGAAGGATCGCCAACAGGCGTAGCCGTAGTCAGGCCCGCTTTAGCATCTACCGTTGCCTTCAGGTCGGCGTTTGCAGGGATGATGTTCTCTACGCCGGAGGCTACCGTGGGGGCAACTTGGTTGAGGTCTAGGCCCCCCTGCGCCGCAGATACCAGCACGGGGCGCTTCATGGTCTTTTTGTCTGGCTCGCCGATGCGACCGTTCGTCGCCAGCTGCCCGAGAATGGGGAGCACTTCGTTGTACTTAACCTCTGGCCCGACCGAGGTTTTCAGCGCTTCATGCAGGCTCTTAGCCGATACCGCCTCACCCAGCGTGGGCAGCAGCTCCACGGCGCGGTCGTAGAGGGTCTTGCTGCGATCCTGCTGCGCCTGTAGGTCCGTTTGCTGCTGCGCCTGCTGCTCCGCTTGGGAGTTGAGGTCCATCGCCGCCTCGGCCCCCGCCTGCGCACTAAGGGGCGTAGGAGTAACCGCCTCTTCCTCCTCGGTAGGAGCCACCCGCATCCGGCTCAGCTCAGCAAGGCTGACGCGCCGGATATTCCCCTCGGGGGAACGGACAATAACGTGCCCCTCCTCGTCTGGCTCGCTGATGATATCTAGAGTAGAGACTGTGTCTGTGTCAGGGACCGTGACGTCCATGGTGGACAGAGCAGGTAGCGTCCGCGCAACGCTCCGCGAACGTGACGCCGCCAGCTTGTTAGTTGCTTCGGACACGCTGCCGAAGAACGTGCCGCCCACGGTACCGGCCAAGCCTGCTTCGAGGGTATCTAGGAGAGACTGTTTAGTCGTGGGGTCGGCACCGCCCGCAACCTGCTCGACAACCGTCTGCAGGGCCTCTGTCCCGGACTCCGACGCGCCGGTTTTAAGTACTTCTTTGGTCGCGTTCCGCATCCCCTGCTCGAAGAGCTCCTTGACCGCATCGCGGCTGAGGTTGCTGACGGCCTTACCCGCGCCGGTAAAAATATCCAGAGCAGTTACAACGGCGGTACCCGCTAGCGCCGCCCCGATGCTGTCCTGCCCCGTCTGGTCCTGCATCTCCCGGATGCCGGTGTACTCCTGCGGTGCAGAAGTAAGGCCCATAACCGCCATAGCTGCCGCAGGATTCTTGGTTAGCACACCTACCAGCGCGCCGCCCAGCATGGGCGCAGACCCCTCAGAAACCGTAACGGCAAGAGACTTCAAGGCCCCAGAGACGCCGCCTTTGTCCCAAGCCTCGTACAGGTCGGGGGTCGCGCGCGGAGCTACGCTCTCACTGATGTCGGTACCGGCCTCCTTGAGCCAGTCGGCAGCAGGGTCAATGGTTTCCGCCCATGCATCGGGGGTCAACTCCTTCAAAGGGCGGGACAGCCCGCTGATCATGGTTCCCGTGCCCCGGACGACGCCCCGCCCCAGCTCACCCAGTAACCCCGGCTCCTCAGCAGGCTCCTCGGCGGGGGCAGTAGGAGGCTGATTCTCCGCTTCCCGGTACATAAGGGCTAGCTGCCGAGCGTCCTCAACGTTACCCGCCGCATCCGCCGCCTCAAGCGCCGCGTATATCCGTTCTAGGGATTCCATGACCGGCTACCCTCCCCGGGGTGCGTACTTATCAACTAAAGAGGTACCCCCTGCGGGGGCGGCGGCTAAGGAGCCCACACCTTTCAGGTACTCTTCTTTGTACATATCTTCGAGCTGCTTCTGCTTTTCGGGAGACATACGGTCGAAGTTTAGGTGGAGCTTTAGCTTATCATTTACATAGTCCAGCATATCTTTGCCCTGCTCGTAGCGAGTGGGGCCCGCATTTTTTGTATCGTCGTTTAGCGCAACGTAATTTGTATACGCCGCAGAGCCCTTGCCCCCAGCTATGGCAGCCTCTAAGGGCGTTAGGCGTCCCGCGCTACGGGAGGTAATGCGGGCTCCTTCTAACCTGCTCTCCCGGTCAAGAAGACCTTCCGCTGCGTCCTGCGCCAGCTTAGCTCGGTTGAGCTTGCGCTCTTCGTCAGCTTTTACTAGTCCTAGGGCTTCTGTCCGAGCAGCGACCTGCTGCGCCTGCACGGCTACCTGCCGTGCAAAATCGGCCTTCTCGGCGTCCCTCTGCGACTCGCGGCGGCGGTCCATGGCCTTCTGCATCCCGGGCACTGCACCAGCAGCGCCCGCACCGATGTTAGTCAGAGCGTACGGAGAGGTACCAGCAGCGATCCCGAAGCCCATCTGGGCCAGCGCCATATTGAAGTCCTGCTTCTTCTGGTCAGCGATTGACTCCCCGGCGGGGAGTGTGGGGTAGCCATCCCGCGCGGCCATAGCATCCGCATAGTGCGCCGCATAGTCTTTCTCCGGGGCAGCTTTGGCGACGTCGGCTACGGCTTTGGCAACTTCTGCGTCTACTGCGTCTACGCGGAGGCCCTTAGGGGCGGCGGCTTTTTCGGCGGCGGCTTTTTCGGCGGCATCAGGCGAAACGGGCGCGGCTGCGTTCTTGGCGAGGGTGTCGGCAAGCACCCTATCGTTACGGATGTTCGGCCCCGCATCCCCCAAGTAACCCTCCTTAGTCGGTGCGTTAAGCGGCGCGCGCGAAGGGGCGGCGGTAGTCTCAATAACCGGCACAGGGGCGAACGCGTTAGCGGTGGTAGTCGCAGGAGCAGCCCCGGGGGCAGCAGGGGCGGCGGCGGCGTCAGGGGTGGGAGCAGGCATCCCAAGCATCCAACGGCTAGCGTCCATGTACCCCTTTACCGGGGCTGTGATAGCAGTAGCTGCGCGATGGGTAAGCCGTGCCGCTGAGTCGGAGTTAAGGTAATCTTTGATGCCAGCGGGGATCGTAGACATGTCCTGCGCAAACTCAGAGTTCATGAACCCTTGCCCGAGGGCTCCGCCGACTTGAGCCAGCCCTTGTGGGAGCCCTTCAGCAAACGCCGCCCGCGTGTCTTCTGCGGTGCGTGGAGTACCGTAGTCGGAAACAGGCCCTCTACGCTCCTGCAGCTCCTGCAGCGCAGCCGCGCGTTCCTCCGCTGGAGCCCGAGGGTCTTGGATAACTTTAATAAGCATCTCATCAGTCAGCTTAACGTCCGACCCTTCCTTACCCGAAAACGCCACGATGCCCCCGCCGCCATACTGCTGCTCATCGAACATGTTGTCCGGGATGGGGAGCGTGGTAAGTCCGCCCCTAGCCATACCCATAGGCGGAGCCTGCGGAGCCATAGGCGGAGCCATAGGCGGAGCCATAGGCGGAAGACCGCCCATGGGCGGAGCCCCTGAAGCAGGGGGGGCAGGAGGAGCACTAGCAGGGGCGGGAGGGGCCAACACCTGCTGTGCTACCGTCGGCTGCGCCCCCTGCTCCAGAGACTGTGCGGACCGCATGCGGTCGATAAACATACCCGCAAGAACAGCAGCGGTAGGGTCAACTTGCCCCATCTGCGCGGCCTGTGCGATCTTCTGTTTGTTGCCGCCGTACTCTTTGGCGACCTGTTCCGGAGACTGAAGGCTGAACGGCTTACCCATGACTGTCTCCTACCTACCCATATTGTACATGCCCAGCGCACCCAGTCCAAGACCGCCGACCTGACTTATCGTGGATGGGGGCGCGGCATACGCGGTCTGAGTCGAACCCATTGTCATCGGGAGGCCACGGATCAAGTTGTTGTAGTACCCAAGCTGCTCCGTCGAGTAGTCGCGCTGCCGCAAGAAGTCCCCATACTGCTGATCGAGGATCGCCTGCTGCAGGTCCTGCTGCTGCTTGCCCACGGCGTTCTGCGCGTTGAAGCGCTGGATGTCCTCTGCACTGCGCGCCGTGCCGAGGTTACCCAAGGTAGCCGCCGCCTGATTAGCCTGCTGGAGCCCCTGAAGACCGAGGGTGCCTCCGAACTGGCGAGACTGCTCCGCAAGCTGCTGCGCCTTGAGGTTAGCGTCCTGATTGGCCAGCAGTGCCTGCATGCCCGTCTGGGTACCAAGCTGCTGCGTCTGCAACTGCGCGCCGAGGTTCTGCTGGCCTACAGTCAGCCCAGCCTGCTGGTTGGCCAGCGCCGCACGCATCGCCTGATCTTGGGTGTAGCCCATGGCCTGCATCTGGGCTGCCAAGTTCTGGACGTTGGTCTGCTGCTCAGCCGTCAGGTTAGCCAGCGCCGCCTGCAGCCCGGTATTGGTACCAAGCTGCTGCGTCTGCATCTGCGCGCCGAGGTTCTGCTGGCCCACAGTCAGGCCTGCCTGCTGGTTGGCCAGCGCCGCTCGCATAGCTTGATCTTGGGTGTAACCCATAGCCTGCATCTGAGCGGATTGGTTCTGAACGTTCGCCTGCTGCTGTGCATTAAGGTTCTGGAACGCGGTCTGCATACCGGTCTGCGTGCCCAGCTGCTGCACGCCAAGCTGCGCCTCGAGGTTGGTTCTGCCTACGCCCATCTGAGCAGCCCTGTCCCGCTCAAACTGCCCCTGCGCGTTCTCGTACGCGGACTGCATGCCTTTGGCTTCGATGTCGCTGAGGTTCTGGCCGAGGGCGCGCTCGCGCTCCGTACCTGCAAGCAACTGACGCGCCCCGCCATAAGTGCCCTGCTTAGCGGCCCCAAGGTTTGCCATCAGCTGCGTTTTCTGGGCGTCGGTGATTGCATTGCGCTTCTGCACGTCCAGCACGTTACGCACGTAGGGGGACATGTACTGGTCTACCTGCGCCTGCCCAAACGCCTCGGGGCCTGCCTGCTGGAAGGTATTAAGCGACGGATCAAACCCCGTCTGCGCCGCCGCCATCTCCGGGGCGGTATAAACTCCCCCCTGAACATCACCCGGCTGAGCCATCTGGAAGGTATTAAGCGCCGGGTTGTACCCCGTCTGCGCAGTCGCCATTCCCGGGGCGGTGTAAACACCCCCCTGAACATTACCCGGCTGGCCCATCTGGTAGTTGGTTAAAGAGGGGAGCCCCACCTGCTGTGAGGAAGCACCCATGGGCGTGTACTGCCCAGCGGTCAGGGAGGCTAGCCCTGCCTGACCCGCCAGATTAGAAGCCGCGCCAAACTCGGACGGCGCTTGCATCCCCATGACGTTTGCTTGCGTCGCGGTCTGGTTCGGGGTGAACCCCGCTATCCGCTGCTGCCCGTAAGGGACGTAGGGCTGGTACGACTGCGCCTGCCCCCGCTCGAGCAGGTTCATCACGTACGGCTCAGCGTACTCCGGCAGGTTAGTGCTGGTTTGGGTTACTTCTGATTTGGTAGGCGCAGAACTTCCACCAGCCATGTTACTCTCCCGCCTCTATAGGCAACTCGAACACCTGCGCCAAATACTTAAAACCTTCATCCTTGAAGATTCCCTGCCATCCGGACCGCCCGAGCGCTTCGATCATACTACAACCCGTGTCCTTCCCCCACCGCTGCAGGGTGCGCAGCATCGGGGTCTTCCATGAATGGCCATCTACGCCGCCGCAGAAGGTGAGGTACAGGGCCTTCTTGCGCGGGTGCTGTACGAAGTTAGTGACTACAGCGCCCTTTATGTTGCCGATACCTTCAAACGCTACCCACAGGTGGTAGTCGAAATCCAAGAGCAAGGATAGTACGTCATCAAGCTCGTACCGTCCGTTGGTGTAGCTAGCGGCCTCGCGGAGATACCCGGAAACTTCCGGCCATACCGTAAGGATATGATCCTTCGGGATCAGAGATATCTGCATCTCGTCCACCAGCGTGCTCATGCGCCTAGCAAGCCTCGGAGTTTGGTGTCCTGCCCCGGCTTGGCCTTCCGCCGCGCCTTGTGGGCCTTGGCCATCAACGAGTAGAGCTTCTGAGCCCCCTTATTCTGGCTACCGCCGCCAAGACGAGAGACGGCTTCAGGCTCGAACTTCACTTCATCCCGGGCAACCCGGGCCTCCTGCACGCCGCCGATGTTGGCTCGGACAGAGTCACTTACGCCATCCCCGCGCCCCCGGATGGGCTTACCGCCGTACCGGGCCAAGAGCTCCTGCCCCGCACCACTACTGCCGTTGCCCATTTCAGAGACCGTGCGCGCATCCACGACAAAGGCCCCATCGCGGAGGTTCTCGCCCCCAGCCGCGAACGACGTGTTCTGGTTCTGCGACATGTACTGCTGAAGCATAGGGTTCATCATGTATGGCGGCGGGTAGGTTGTGTTGGTCTGCGCCCCCGGGGAGGTCGGGTAGGGCATCTGCGTCGTCTGCGCTGCTTGGTTCCCTTGGTTCTTTTTGTTCCCTTGGACTCCCAAGGGAGGCTGGTTCGTCTGCTGAGCGCCCGGGGGAGGCTGGTTCGGTGTATGGGTAGGCTGCGGACCATACAGGGGCTTAAAGCCGTAGTTGAACTCCTGCCCCTGCGCAGGACCCCCCTCGGGGGGTCGGTTAATAGACGGCATAGTCGGTGTCGTGGAAGTGGGAGCGCCAAGCCCGGGGAACGCCGATCCGCTGTTTACACCCTGCTGCGCCATCATAGCGGAGATAGCGCCCGTATAGTCCAGACCCGAGCCCATGAAGCCTATGGAGTCGTTGAACGCCCCTGAAGGGCGGCTGGGGACTGCCTGAGACCGGAATGCGTTAAAGCCGTAGTCCTTCTCTGCCATGGGGACGGCACCGCCGTCGGCAAACCGGGTCTTCACATTAGGGTTAACGGGGGCGACGTAGTTCGGGTTCTCGATAAACCCCGGATAAGGGTTCGACGGCTCAAAGTAGTTCCGCTCGGAGGAGTCGGTAAGAAGGCTTGGGTCTCCGGGGGCGCGAAAGATTGCCCTACGCTCCATGGGAAGGTAGGGGCCCTTGTACGGATACCTATCTTCCTCTTCCTCCGGCATCTTGCCACTAGGCTGCATAGCTCCCACCACTCCTCCGAGCAGGCCCGTGGCTGCTAGGCCGGTAGAAATCTTGCCCGCACCGCCGATGCCCTCGCCCGCAGCTTCACCAAACCGGGTACCAAACTCCTTAAAAGACGAAGGGAACCCAGTGGAAGCGGCGGTAGGGGCAACGGTAGACGCTGCGGGAGCAAGTATCGCTGGCGTAGCTACATCAGCCGCAAGGGGGGTCGCAAAATTAAATGCCGGTGGTACCATCCCAACTGTGGGGGCAACGGCAGACGCTGCGGGAGCAAATATCGCTGGCGCGGCCACGTCAGCCGCAAAGGGGGTCGCAAAGCTAAATGCCGGTGGTACCACCCCAGCTGCCAAACCGGGCGCAGCGGCGGGTAACGCCCCCATAAGCGCACCGCCAGTAGGCAGCGCAGTCCCGCTAGCGATGCCGCCCAAAGAGGCTGCAGTTTCTGCGCCCATCCCAGCAGTAACCCCCCCAGCCGTTCCCGCACTAAAAGCGCCGGGGGCCGCAGCGCCAGCAGTAGCAGCGGTGTCAACAGCAGCGCCAGCAGCGCCAGCGCCCAGACCAGCAGCGAGCGATGCGCCGCCGAACGCGCCAAGGCCCGCCATAAGGCCCTCGGTCAAGCTGCCCTTTGCGATGCCTGTACCCGCGCCAACCATCGCACCTGCAAGAGGAGCCCCGACGCCCGTTGCGACTAGCGCAGCGCCAAGGATCATCGGCAGCAGTTTGCCAAGGATGCCCGCCTCGGGCAGGCCCGTGTGCGGGTTGATAGTGAGCGAGCCACCGTGCGCCATAGCGAGAGACTGCAGGCCGCTAACCTCCTTGGGGGTCATGTGGATGAGGACCGAGTCCTCGCCGCGACCGTGGGAGGCTAGGTGCTTGGCGATAGGGGCGTAGGGTGCGTTCATCGCTGGGTTCCTAAGCTTAGGGGGTAGTGGTAACGGTACCTAGACTACCAGTGGCGGATACGCCCGTAGGCAGCGTGTAAGTGACCGGAATAGAGGTAAGCGTTTCCCAGAGCGTGCCTGAGTATACACAGAGTTTGCCCAAGGTGGTATCGAAGACAACGGTGCCGGTAACAGGGCTAACAAGGACGGCTTTCTCTACACTGGTGTAGCTAGGGAAGTATCCCTCGAGCTGCCCCCCGATGAACCGGTCCGCTCTATAGGACTGCGCGAAATTCGGGGCTTGGGAGTCCAGCTGGGAGAAGTACACCTCGATAGCACGGATAAGCTGCCGCAGGTATTGCGGGTCGTATATGGGCCCCGGGTTAGGGAGCGACGGAGCTCTGAACGCTTCTAGGGCCATGTGTTATTCACTGGTCAACGGGTGCCGTCCTGCCGCACATCCAGCCGGGGCGCTCCAAGCTGCCAAGTAACCCCGAGGTTTGCGGAGGATATCTTCAGCGCCATCTGCCGCGCACGGGCGCGGATGAAGACTTGGTTCGTGTAGTTACCGACCGTGGTCTCGATAACCCGCTCCTCGTCCTCGACACTGGCGGTAAAGGTGCTGCCGGGGAAGTTCCGAGGCCGAATATGCAGCGTAGCCTCTGGCTCTGCTGCTGTGGACCCGCCGAAATCAATATCGGGGATTATACGCCGAGTAAGCATGAACCGCTCCCCATCCTCCAAGTCGAAATCGTTCGACTGTATGTACGCCTCCATGGCGATGTCGTCGTCATCTACCCCAGACTCATGGGTATACATGATGCCCGTGTACGTAGTCGGGTCGCTGTCTGCTGCTTGGGGGTACAGCCGGAGGGGGGTGTCCAGCCACGCAGTGCGGGCAATGGTCCCGTAGTACCAGATATGATCCAGATGGTTGAACACGACGTAGCTGTCGTTCCAGTCAGAGGTCGCGCTAGGGTAGAACCACCATACCTCGTTCCACTCCTCGTTGGTGCCACAGACAATCTGCGCGGCCTGATTGTAGTTTATGTTGCGGAACACGTGGTCCCGCAGGGTGCAGGGGAGCGTCTCTACGCGGCCCGTGTACGCATAGAATTTATCCTGCCCCATCCAGTAAGTAATGCTGGCTGCGGTGGCCATCGCACGCGGCGAAGCTATGGATATATCGTCTGCGTACTCTTGCAGGGCGAACACGTCCGTAGTCCCGGTGAACTGCAGCGTGTAGAGGTGCGTGTCGGTCCATACGAGTATTTCTTGTCTCGAAGGAAGCGCACGGATAATCCGCGAGCCCCGGGACACTCGGGAGAAACCCGCCGAGTTAGTTACGGCGGGGGTCCACTGCGTGGGGTTATCCTGATCCGCCCAGCGGATCAGCAGAGGGTCAAAGTCCGCCGTGCTGGTGCTCCCGTAGGGAACCGCACCAAAAGCAAGCAGGTGCTTATCCTGCTGGGACACGAGTGCTTGCATAATTTGCGTAGGGACGGCGTTGGCGTCGTAGCCGTTAGCCGTAGATAGGGTGGATAGGAGCACGGCGCGGGTGGCCAAGGAAGTAGCGGCGTCGGCGGCAGTCCCCCGTTCCCAGTAGTAGAGGGCCCCGTTACGGAGGTTAGCCACCAGATCGTTGTCAAAATTATCCATGAACCAGTCGGCCTGCGGTAGCAATATCGGGTTGGTGGTACCAAGGCCCCAGAAGCCTCGGCTCCACGTGCCCACGCCCCACCCGTAGCCTTCGGTAGCGATGGCGTACCCGGGCAGGATTTCGAACGAGATAATGATTGCGGTGCCACCGCTGCTAACTACGGTAGACGTTGCTGCAGTAGTCACCGTGAACGAGAACGAGTCAGAGTCGATAACCGTGATCTGGTAGTTAGCGTTGAGCTCTGAGGCGGGTACTCCGCCTACGGCACCAGAAACCCCCGATATGGTAACGAACTGGCCTGTGGTGGCGCTATGCGCTGCGCCGAGGTTTACCGTTATCGTGGTAGAGGCGTTCGTAGTGTTGATGCAATTATCGGTGTTGGGAGTGGACATGGTCGGCGTCGTAGCGCGCAGGGGGGTGATATCGTAGAAGATACCTGCGGCTTCGAGGTACAGCTTGGCGTTAGTGCCCATGCCCATGAGGTTATCCGAGAAGGACGTGACCCAGTTGAACATCTGGCGGCAGGCACCGTAGAACGTAGCCGTCGTGGTTTTTACCCACCCGCCGAGCTTCTGCGGGTACCCCGAGCGGAACCTGATCTTGTCACACTCGTACCAACCACCCTCGTTGGAGTAGTCAGTCTGGTCCCGGTTAACACCCGGCTTGAACTGCAGCTTGATGAACGGCATGCATGCGCCTCTAGGTGTAAGAGAAAATGATCTTACCCGTACCGCCAGCTACTTGCGCAGGGGTGGGGTAGTACGCACCGTCGCCCCCGGCAAGACCATCGCCGTTAGTGCCCGTTTTACCTGCGCCGCCGACGCCTTTAGTTGCAATAGTTCCGTCTGTGCCAGCGTTACCCGCCGAGTTAGTGTCGCCCCCAGTGCCCGCCGCGCCCGCCGCTCCGCCAAGGCCCCCGCCGGAGAGCTGTGTGCCGCCAGCGCCACCGTTGGTGGAGATGGTAGTAAGGGAGAACGTCCCCGAAACCACGTTTGACCCTGTGCCAGCGTTGCCTGAACTTCCGGTCGTAGTGCCCCCGGTTCCAACGCTATAGGTCATTGTGAGGCCCCCGGACCCAACAACGCTGGCGGTCTTTTTGCTGTACCCGCCCGAACCACCACCACCGCCGCCGTAGTAAACGAAGCCGTCTGAAGAGAAGTACGCCCCGCCCGCACCGCCTGCGCCAAACACCTCGATGACCACACTGGAAGCCAGTACGGGTATAGTTTCCGTAGCCGACGTACCGGTTGTGTAGGACCGTGTAACGGGGGTGAAATAGGACGAACCGACCAAGACGTTAAGGATGCCCGACATCAGCTTACTCCGGCGCCGCTGGCGACCCACTCCGTAGTGTTAACTTTCAGGCACGTACACAACCCGTACAGGGCGATGGTCCGCGACCCGTTGCTGCTTGTACCCGCCAAGCGAAGCGTATCCGTGGTTATGGATAGCGTCTGGCTCAAGGCGCTGTTGTTGAAGATGGTGATGGCTGTACCAATTGGGAACGCAACGGAGCTGTTGGCCGGGATAATGATACTACTACCGGCAGCATTGGTGGAAATATGCGTACCGGCGTCGGCCAAAGCCAAGGTGTAGGCGGCGCTCTTGGTTGACTGCGGGAGGCCGCGATAGCCGATGGTGTTGGCCGCAATCGTCCCTGTAGCCGTAACCGTGATGTCCTGATCCAGCGCCGTGATGTCGGTATTTGCCCCGGATGCAGCGGCGGACAGCGCAGTACGCGCAGCACTAGCGCTCGTGGCCCCGGTACCACCAGCGGTGATCGGAAGCGTGCCAGCGGTCAGGACCGAAGACGACGTAGAGTAGATCGCGTTATTCGCAGCGGTGAACCCGGTAAGGTTCGTACCGCCATTGGCGGTAGCAAGCGTGCCCCCAAGGGTAAGAGTGCCGGAGGTAGTAATTGCTCCGCCAGTCAGGGTAAGGCCCGTGGTGCCACCAGAACCGTTTACGCTGGTAACCGTACCCCCAGAGGACGAAATAGTTATCGTCCCGGTGCCGTTGGTTATCGTGACGCCAGTGCCAGCGGTTAGCGTTGCCGCAGTAAGCGTGTTGCCTGTCGTGTTTCCGATCAGCAGCTGACCGTTGGTAAAGGACGTTGCGCCTGTACCGCCGTTAGCTACAGCCAGCGTGCCCCCAAGGGTAAGCGTGCCCGAGGTAGTAATTGCTCCGCCCGTCAGGGTAAGGCCGGTGGTGCCACCAGAACCGTTTACGCTGGTAACCGTACCCCCAGAGCTCGACGAGGAGATGGTGATGGTACCGGTGCCGTTGGTGATTGTGACGCCAGTGCCTGCGGTTAGCGTTGCCGGAGTAAGCGTGTTGCCTGTCGTGTTACCGATCAGCAGCTGACCGTTGGTGTAGGTCGCCGCGCCTGTGCCGCCGTTGGCTACAGGCAGGGTACCGCTGACATGGGTGGCCAAGCCGATCTTGCCCCAAGCCGGGGCGGTAGCCACGCCTCCAGAGATGATGGCGCTACCCGTTGCTACGTCGGCAAGCTTGGACAGGGTGGTGGTGGCGGAGGCGTAGAGGATATCACCGATGGTATAGCTGGCGACGTTAGTGCCGCCGCTGGCCACGCCAAGCGTACCCCCCAAGGTAAGCGTACCCGTAG